GGAATGGCTTGCGGATTGGTCGAATGTAGAAGTGCTGCACGATAAATCTCACGGTGACGTTTACGCGCGGGCTGTGAAAGGAAAATAATTATGGCACGAATAGGAATGCAATCACTAATTGACACAGTACGGGGCTATGCCGATGCCGCGCCGAACGAATGGACTGTTTCAACGGATACCGGCTTGTTGGAGTACTGGAGCGATGACGAAATTCAGCGCGCATTGGACCGGCATAAGGTTGAGCATATTCACGAGCTGATGGATGCGCAGCCGACTTACGAAAGCGGTTCGATTGTCTATAAACAATACCTGCTGAACGCAACCAACGTGGAGAGCGGGACGGCAGTCTTCAAGATTGAAGATGCCGCAGGCACGGTAAGCGGCTACACAGTTGATTATGCGCGCGGAATAGTCACGTTCTCAACCGACCAAAACGGGAAGGCGTTCTATTGGAGCGGCTTCGCTTATGATCTCGATGCGGCTGCGGCTGATATATGGCGCATGAAAGCAGCGCACGCTACCGAATTGGTGGACTTCTCAACCGATGGGCATTCTGTCAAGCGCAGCCAACAGGCGCAGCAATACCTGACAATGGCAAACTATTATCAGCAGCGCAGTGCGAGTGAAGGCATTTCAACCGCAAAGATTGTGAGGGATGACATATGGGGATAGGCTTGACCGCGCGTGAACTAATGCAGATGCGGGCAGATATTGAAGACCTGCTGCCCGATGTTTGTGACATTCTTAGCGTGGCTTATACCGCCGATAGTGAGGGCGGATTTACCGAGACGTGGGGCACGGCAACCGCAAATATACATTGCCGCATTGATTATCGCACTGGCAGCGAATTGCTTACAGGCGGGGCAATTCAGCCATATAACAAGGCTGTACTAAGCTTGCCCTATAACACGCCTATTTCTACCACTAACCGCGTAAAATCGGGCGATTATATTTGGGCGGTAAAAAGCCTCAATGATGGGCAAAGTTGGCAGGCGGTGAAACGCGCTGAACTGGAGCGAGTCGAATGAGCGTTAGCGTAAGAGTGGACACCAAGAAGCTGGACGAGATTATCGCAAAATTGCCTGGTAACCGCGATAAGATTATCAGGGCGGCAGCCTTTCATATTCTTAGTGTAGCAGTGCCAAGAGCGCCTATTAGATATGGCTACTTGCGCAGCAGTGGCAGAGTAAACACCGACTATGCGTCATCCGGATTTGTCAATGTTGAGTTTACGGCTGAATATGCGGCTTATGTGGAGTTTGGCACTTATAAAATGGCAGCCCGCCCTTATTTGAAGCCATCAGTTGAAGACGAAACAAAGCTGCTCGAACAGCGGATTAAGGATGGTCTGATTCAGAAATGACCTCGCATATTAACGCATTGAACACGGCAATCTATTCTAAACTGTCTGCAGGGACGGCGCTTACTACCGCGCTTGGCGGGACTGCTATTTATCACGGCGTAGCACCCGAAGGCAAGGCGCTGCCGTATGTGATATGGAGCTATGTGGCAGGCGGGCACGAAAACATGACGCCGCGCGAGAGTGTGAACGCGGTGATCTATGTGCGGGCTTACGCCGCCGACGCGAAGAAGGCTGCGCAGCTTGACGGCTATGCGGCTGAGTTATTAGAAACGGAACTAAGCATGACCAGCTGGGACAACTACTGGCTGGCACGCGAAGAATCAATCGTCCTGCCAGAAATTGACGAGGCAGGCAAAACCACCTGGTCTTGCGGGGCTTACTACCGCGTGAGACTTGACTAATCATTTATCGGAGGATAACGAAAAATGGCTGAAAATAACATTACTGGAAAAGATGCTTATATTAATTGGGCATCAAGCGCTGGAACTATCAATCTGTCTGGCGATTATCGCAGCGTCTCAATCAAGGAAAACACGGATACAGCCGAAACAACCGCTGGGTCTGACACTCACAAAACCTACATTCCCACCATCAAGAGCGCGACTATTGACTATTCTGGTCTATTCCCCACTGGCGGAACTGCCTTATATGCGGCTTTGGCAGCCGGAGTACAAGGCACTTTGACCGTAGCACCAGAAGGCACGGCGACTGGCAAGTTGAGCAAAGCTTACCCGGCTATTTCGATGGGGGCAACATTCGACACGCCTTATGCGGACGTAGTGACTGTCAATTGCACCTTCCAGAGTAACGGGGCTTGGAGCTGATAATGGTAGAACTTTCTAACGGAGCAAAGATTGAGTACGACTGGAGCGCCATAACACAAAAGGAATGGCGGATGCTGCTCGATAAAGAAACCGACGTTGAAACTAACGATATTGTCGTTGGCAAGCTGATTGGCATGACGGCTGACGAACTTGCGGAATTGAATCCGCTCGACTATCGCAAAGTGGCATTGGGCATTTGGGAGTCATTTCGCAAAGAGACCAGCTTTGACGAATCAAAAAACTAAGCGGGCGCGTCTACCTGGGAATGATTGGCATGGCAGACTCCATGCCGCATGAATTCTGGCGCTGGGAATTAGTCCAGGAAACCGGCTGGACGCTCGACCAGGTAGACGCGCTCTCGGTTAAGGACTGGAACGATTGGCTGCAGATTCGAGACGGCAAGGCAAAGGCGCGCGGTTACATGGCAAAGAAACGTAATAGAGGTAATTAATGGGCGCAATAGCATCGCTTTTCGCCACGATTGGCATTGATACAAGCTCACTTGATAAAGGACTTGGTGGCTCTAAAAGTCAGCTGTCGGGATTCTCTAAGGAATTAGTAAAATCCACGATTGGAACGCTTAGTCTTGCTACTGCAACTTATAAAGCTGGCAAGGCTGTAATTGACTCCATCCGTGATTGGGCTGATTATGCTGACTCCATGCGGCTATCAGCACAAATGGCGGGAGTAACCACCGAAGAAATGAGCCGGCTAACGCAGGCGGCTGATGATTTTCGCGTGCCGATGGAAACCATGCAGCGTTCGATGGAAATGGCGCTCAAGAACGGCTTCACGCCGACCATTGACAATCTTGCGGCATTATCCGATGAACTACTGGCAATACAAGACCCAACTGTGCGTGCGGCAAAGGCAAGCGAGATATTCGGCAAGTCTTATGCTGACATGATGCCATTCCTGCTGGCAGGTGGGGATGCGATTCGTGCCGGTACGGCTGCAATTGACGACAATTTGATAGTAACAGAAGATGGGGCGCAAGCAGCTAAAGATTATAAGGATGCGCTCGATGATCTTGGCGACACGTGGACTGGGTTGAAGAATGTGTTAGGGCAAGCCCTGGTGCCAGTTGCTACTAATATGTTTACGTCCTTAACCGAAGACATACAAGATTTTGTAATTCAGATGCAGTATCTTGGAACGGTGATGGATTATTGGGGAACGAAGCCATTCAATACTGAAAATTTAGAGGGCTTTATTGAAGATCTGGGCTTGCTCTTCGCCGCTGATATGGGCAGTCCAGACTTCATGAATAACATTCAATGGCAGATGGCCAGAATGAACGAGGAATTGGCGCTGACACCTGGCGTTGCGAGCGCGGCCGCAGGTGGTCTTGAGCAAGTTGGTAATGCGGCAGAAGACACGGCTCAATCTGAAATTAGCCTGGTTCAAAGCATATTCGACGCGACAGATAGTTGGGGCGAATTTGAATATAGAATGGCAATGGCTAACTTACCATTGGGCATGATGAACGAGGAACTTTATAACTCCGAAAAGGCGTTAGCTGCAAGTGGGAAAGCAGCGGTTAACGCAGCCTCAGATACCGGCACGCTAACCGAAGAAGAGTTGGCATTAATTGATGCCACAATTGAGGCTGCCGAAGCGCAAGCCAAGATGAATGCCGAACTTGAAAATATCACTTCACTTGAAGGCAATTATGAAGGTATCATCGACTTAGCCTATGATTATACCGATATGCTGGAAGAAATTACGGCGCAAGAAAAAATCATGGCAGAAGAGCCAATTGGCTCTGAAAAATATGAAGAAGCCAAAACAAAGGTTGAAGAGCTAAAAGGCTCAATGAAAGAACTTGCCGACCGCGTCACGCTGGATATGCTCCAGGCTACCATTGCAGTTGGTGGGGTTACGCAAGCCGAACTCGGCGCTTATATGCAGATGGCAATTGACATGGGCTATATGTCTGAAGAGGGCGCGAAGGCGGCAATGGCTGCTTATGGCAATGCAATTGAAACAATCAACGGGCTGGAGATTGACGAAAAGACCGGCAACGTAACCGTAGACGCTACCGCTGCGTTCGCCACTTTCGACTTGTTAGAGCAATACGTTCTGCTTGATAAAGAGCAGCGTGTGTTTGTAAGAACTTACTATGAAACTTACGGAAATTATGATCCGTATGAGAATTACACGGGACCGACGTACGGCGAAGGCACACGCGCGTCCGGCGGCAATGTATACACAGACACGCCTTACATCGTTGGAGAGCGTGGGCCAGAACTGTTTATGCCTCATGAGAGCGGGCAGATTATATCGAACGATAAGCTATTGGCATTGTTAGGCGGCAACGGGAAAACTGGCAATACCTATAACCTGATTATGCCAACGACTGCTAATCCGATGGATTTGAAAATGGCATTTGAATTGATGGAGGCTTGGAACGGATGACAGCACCTAAGTTGGAACAAATGAAGTATTGGATTATAGTGCCTGCAGAGGGTACGAATCAAATCAAGAACCCGCGCTTTGACACGCCAGAAGGGGTTGCGGGGTGGGCGGCTTCCGGTTCTGGGGTTACCATCGCTTTAACGGGAGACAAGCAACGGCGCGGCGCGTATTCGATGAAAGTCAACCCGACTTCAGGCGTTGCAAGCCGCGCTTATTATCCCAACCTAAGCGTAACCAATGGCTTAACTTATACATTTAGCTGTGATGTGTTAGGCGTGCAAGGGCAGGTAATGCGGATTTATATTGCCAATTCAAGTGGTACTGCAAAGAATACTACAACTTTTGTGGCAACCGGCTATTGGCAGCGGGTATCGGTCAGCTTCCCGGTTGTAGAAACAGTAACAACCTATCGTGTCTATGTAGTCCGTGACGCAGTTGCTTCTACGTTGCCGTTCTATATTGACGGCGCGCAATTCGAACAGGCGTCAAAAGCCACCACTCTCATTCACGGGTATGAAGCCGGCTGCAGATGGCTTGGCTTGCCGCGCAATTCGTCTTCATACAGACCCGGAACGTTAGCATCCGGTGGCGAGCCGCTTTGTATTAACGATTATGCCAAAGTGATAACCTCTTATGGCTTAGGTATGGGCGACTGGAATCAGATCATGACCAAGATGACTTCAGGCGGTGATATGTACCAAACGCACATTCGTAAGAGCAGGAACTTTACACTGGTGCTTGCCTATTCTGGAGATAATCAGGGGGAATTGCAGGCTAATAGAAAAGTTATTCTTGATGCCTTGCGCCCGGACTTAGCCGAAGGGCAAACGCGTATTATCCGCTACCAGGGCTTTGACGCGAATGGGAGTGAGGCCACTAACCCCATTGACATTGTTTGCGTATTTCAACCGAGTCACAATGACATTCCCGACATGCCAGTCTATCAACGGGAAATGTTGAATTTCACCATCCCCAGCGGGCTTTTACAAGGCGCGTATAACGAGGGCAAGGAGTTGGATTTGTACGCCGAGTTTCCGGCAGAGTTTATCGTCAAGCGTGACCCGAATGGCAACTGGTGCAAGTGGACTGGTTCTGCTTATCAGAGTTTGATTACGGGGTTGAACGGTCAAGTTAATTGCATGGCTGAAGGGCCGGACGGCAAGATTTACGTGGGTGGCGCATTTACAAACGCAGGTGGGATAGCAAACGCAGATTATTTGGCACGCTGGAATCCGGTGACAGAACAATGGGAAGCGGTGGTATCAATACCTGAAGATCCTGCTACTTCTGTTTTGGCAATGGCTTTTGACGCATATGGAGATTTGTATATCGGTGGTATATTCGAAAATTTAGGAAGCAGTGCTGGAGATTACATTGTCAAAATTACTAACATATTTGGTACGCCGACAATTAATGCTCTTGGAACGGGGCTTAATAACAGTTGCTGGCAATTAGTTGTCGCACCTAATGGCGATTTATATGCTGGCGGAGATTTCACACTTGCGGGGGGGGTGGCAAACACAGCACACATTGCAAAATGGCTTCCATTTTATTCGTCTTGGGCTCCGCTCTCCACTGGTTTGAATAACACGGTTTATGCGTTCGCTTTTGCGCCTAATGGCGACTTATATGTAGGAGGTTTGTTCACAGACGCGTCTTATCCATATTTATGCAAATGGAACGGGACTGCATTCTCAGTTGTTGGCACAAATACAGATATTGGCGCATATGTATATACGCTTGTTTTTGGCGCAACTGGTTACCTTTATGTGGGAGGTGGCTTCACAAATGCGGGCGGAATTGCAAATGCGGATTACATTGCAAAATGGACTGGAAGCACATGGGAATCATTGGGAACTGGCACGAACGGGCCTATTCGCCACATTTTTATTAATTCCGGCAAGGTCTATGCTGTTGGAAATTTTACTGTCGCTGGCGGGCTTATTTTGACAGACCGTGTTGCTGTTTGGTCTAATGGCGCGTGGCAACCCCTTGACATTAATCTACCTGGAACATCAGCTGTGAGAGCAATTCTTCCCGCTTCAGACGGCTCTTTGTATATCGGCGGAGCGTTCTCAACCGCAGGATCGTCGGGCGTAAATGCCAAAACGGGCATCGTCGCGCTCAACCTGAACGTAACAAGTGCAAGCGCGAACACGTATCCGTTCATCAGCATAATGGGACCGGGAACGCTCAAGGCAATTACGAATTACACGACCGGAAAGTCGGTGATGTTCGATGGATTGGTGTTGCAGCCCGGTGAGTGGATTAATCTATCATTCGACCCGCTCAACCTTAGCTTCAGAAGTGGATGGGATGGGCGCGGCAACCTTATGCGGTATATCGTTCCGGGTTCTGATTATGGCGATTTCTACGTAAGTCCGGGCGCGAACTATATCTCGCTATGGATGGATGGCACGGATGCCAATACCAAAGCAAGCATCGTTTGGACGCCGAAGTTCTGGGGGCTGGATGGAGCGCTGCTATAATGAGATACGAATTAGTATGGTATACGCACGAAGGCGTCAGAAAAGGCGTAATTCAGGCGTTCAACAGCCTTGAGTACGTCAAGACCCAGAACGCGATTGGCACGCTAGTGGTGGACTTGCCGCGCGGGCTGATGCAGTACGATCAATTCGCAGTCGGTGATATATTCGAGATATGGCGTGAGAAGAACGGTACGCTGGAGCTCCAGAACGAAACGGCTTACTTTTTACAAGACTGGGAATTCTGGACGGATAGCAATGGAGCGGAGTATATCCGGCTAACCGCGTTTGACGCAAACTGGCTACTGGATACGGCGATTGTTTGGGCTTATTCTGGCAGTGCGGCTGCGTCAAAGGAAGACAGCCCGGACGATATGTTGAAGGCAATTGTTAGCGAACAATTAGGCGCGGCTTCAGGTGTTGCAACGCGCACAAAACTAACTTGCGCGCCGGATTTAGGCGCGGGCGGGCCAAACATTACTAAGGACTTTGCCTATCGAAACGTGCTGACTGTGTTACAGGAAATCTGCGAAGTGGCGTCGGAGGACAATGATGTATGGCTTGGTTTTGATGTAATAAGGACTGCCCCTGGCGCGTTCGAGTTTAGGACTTACACGGGGCAACGTGGGCAAAATCACGGGCGCGCTTCTGGAGATCCGCGCTTAGTTGGCAGGCAATATGGTAACTTGAGCGAAGCCTCTTTTGGCACTTACCATACTGATGAGCGCAATGTGGTGTTAGTTGGCGGACAAGGGGAAGGCGCCGCGCGAACATTGGTAACGCGCACGAATTACGAGCGCATGAACGCGAGCAAGTGGAATCGGCGCGAGTACTTTAAGGATTCACGTGACACTCGCCACTTCATCACGCTTGAAATAGACGGTTATACCGCTCTGGACGAATTCAGGCCGCGTCAAGTGCTGACCGGTACTCTGCATGACACGCCTGGAATGCAGTATAACATTCACTATCAGTTTGGTGACGTATTGAGCGCGGAGGCATTCGGCTACTTCGTAGATTGCCGAGTTGGAAGTGTAAGGGTAAAAGTAGACCAAGACGGCGGCGAACAACTGGATATAAAGCTACGAGGTGAATTGTGAGCAATTTTGATGAGAAAGTCGTTGGGCGTTTGAATCGGCTGGGGCGGGAAGTCGAACGGCTGCAAGTAAAAGAGCGGCCGATTGTTATAACCGACCACGGAGCGCTTAGTGGGCTGGGGGATAACGACCACCCGCAGTACCTGCTTACAACCGGCAAGGCAGCAGATAGCGATAAACTGGATGGCAACGACAGTACGGCTTTTGTAAAAGTGTCAGCTTTGGGTGTGTGGACAGCCTACACTCCGACATGGTCTGCACCTACCACTAACCCATCGATTGGCAATGGCACTCTGGCAGGCAGATATACTCAAATTGGCAAATCGGTTATCTACAGCATCGCCTTAGTAATGGGCAGTACTACTACTTATGGCTCTGGCAACTGGTGGTTCAGCTTGCCAAAATTAGTAGCAAATTCCAGCGTCCGTTATATTGGTCAATGGCGAGCTTATGATGCAAGTACGGGTGCCAGTTATAGTGGTGTGACGTCTTTGTCCAGTGGCGATTCAGGTATTGTCATTTTTTCACGCGATCAGGGTTCCTCCACTCTCTCCAAAGTGGTTCCATTTACTTGGGCGAGTGGGGATGAATTGTTTGTGACAATTGTTTATGAAACCGCATAATGGAGGTTACTATGCCATGCAAAACTAAAACAAAACGCGCAACGGAAGGTAAACGAAATGA